TGTTACTGAGAAGCAAGCTATGTATGTTTTTGCTGAAGCGGCTAACTGTTTAGATCTTGTAAGGGCTTCAGTGAATGAGAGTGGTGCTTCATGGTCAGCAGTATTTGATAAGTTACCACGATTCAATAGCGCATTAACTTATTTAGGTAAGGCATGGGGTGATTACTCTAACAAGATGGGGCGCAATCAATGGGCTGTATATAATACACTAACCGATTGGTCTACTCATGCTCCAGCACCTACAAAAAAATCAGAGATCAATATTGCCTCAGTTAGTTCTAAGCGACAAGATGTTGTGCGCCGTGTGGTGAACTCTGATGTCTTCCGCATCGCGGCCTGAACGTGTGGATGTTGAATCTCTTGTTCAGCTTTATATTTATATCAAGTCTAATCCTGATTATGGTGGCTTGGAACAAAAGCTAAGGGAGTTAAACTTCTCTGGATCAGAGATCTACAATGTCCTTCACAGAGTTCGTGAAGGTAATCAATAAAACTATAGCGTCCTTCGGGGCGCTTTTCTTTGGGGGCTGTAGTGCAGAAAAAAGATAAAGAAAAAATATTAAATGTTCAAAGACTAATCAGGTCAGCTATGAATGACGAGGACTATTGTTCTTTTATTCTTGATTGTTTACATGAAGAACAAAGTAAATTTTCTTTAGAGAAATTAAATCAATTCTGGGATGATGCCGCAAAGTCTAGCGACACCGTTGAAGAGTGGATTACTAATCATAAAGGAGAGTAAGATGTATTACATAACAACGCATAAACAAAGTGCTGGTAACATGACCATCTGGCGGCACGTTAAAAAATTAAGTAGCTTCAAACCTGAAGAGGGTGTTGAATATGTTGTGGCTAAAAACAAAAAGGCAATGAAGATAAAGATGGGTGACACACTACCAGTTTACATTGGTCTGAATGGCAAGCTAAAGAAGTGTAGCAGTTATGCACTGTATTTATTTTAGGAGGATACTATGAACGATGCACCTTTAATAGTTTGGGTAATGGAATATTTCGACACAGTTGCACAAGATCACTCACTTGATTTATATAAAACAGAAGAGATGGCTAATGAAGATAGGAAAAAATTAGTAGCTGAAGGTGTCATCACCAATGTTTTAATCTACCAAAGGAGAGTATGGGAATGACTAGATTACAATCACTAAAAAGATGGCAAAAACATTTTAAAGAGGCCCAAGATGACAATGAAAAAAGCTTGACTAACTATAGCATCAACTATAGCGAGGCGCTATATAATTATTTTGATGGTAGGGTGGACGCAACAAAGCTAACCCTCATCGCTATTGATTCTTTAATTAAGATGGAGGAGGAGAAAGACTATGGGGACTGCTAGTATGTATGGCAATCAAATAATATCTGTAGAACTTGACTGTCCTTGGATGACTATCACTGTAGATATAGAGTTTATACATTATGGAGATGAGGAGAATCTAGTTGAAATTGTATCGGTTAAATCGCATGGAGTTGATATCACTAACTGGATCAATAATAATTATATATATGATCTTATCAGTGATGAGCTAACTAACGCTGACCACCATTGGACAGATCATGGAGATCAAGTATGATAGATGAAGCTGAAATACCATCTTACTTTTATAGAGTAGAGTATCAAACCCCCTTTCAAATTGATACAGATAAATGGGAGAAGGGCAATAGCTATGAAGAGTACGAAGGCGCTCAAAGAGCTTTATCCATTCACACAAACAAATATCCTGACCTTCCTGTGCGTGTGAAGCGCATAACACTTATAGAAACCTGTGAAATACTAGGACACTATCAACCATGAATATATTTTATAGAAGTAAATGTCCACGCAAGGCCGCAGAAAGTTTATGCGATCAGCACGTTGTTAAGATGCCGTTAGAGACTGCACAAATCTTATCTACGGCACATCGATACCTTGATGGTAATCTTGTCGAGGGCCGCACTGAGTCAGGCCGTAAAGCTAAACGCTGGGTACTAGATAAGTATGATGATAAGTTTTATCTAGCGGCTCATGTCAACCACCCCAGCACTGTATGGGCTAGACAAAGCAAAGAACATTACGAGTGGTTGTATGAACATTTCAAAGCACTCAGTACAGAGTTTGATCTGCGCTTCAAACACAGCCACAAAAGCTGGAGCAAGTTAAAGTTCTTTACAAGCAAGCCTCCGCAAAACATTGAAAGCTCTGGGTTTATTGACCCGCCTCAGTGTATGCCTGATGAGTATAAAGACTTAGATACTGTGTCGGCCTACAATAAATACTATGAGTTTAAGTTCTTTGATTGGTTAGAAAAAGGCAGACCAATGAGGTGGACTAGTGCAGTTTAAATTATGGAGGTTTTATGTTGAAAAAAACTTGGTTGTTAATTAAAGAGGTGCCAGAATATTTAAGTGCATTAGTTATCGTGACTTTCTTTTCTATTGGAATTATAATAGGACAGTATTTAAAAGATGGAGGATACCTGTGAGTATTGATGATGCAACACCCGAAGAATGGAACAGGGCGAGTAATAGAAAGTCTTCTTATCCTGAAGATAATCATCATCCAATTACTAAACCCCAACACTATAACAAGGGTGGGATAGAAGCTATTGATTATATTAAACAACAACTTGGTACAGGCTTTGGTGATTATTGTGCTGGCAACGTAATGAAATATGTTCATAGATTTAAATATAAAAATGGCTTGGAGGATTTAAAGAAAGCTAGAGTCTATTTGGATTGGTTGATTGAGGACGTTAAAGGTGACTAAATATATTTGGAGTTTAACATGACATTCAATGAGTATCAAGATCGTGCAGGAGTAACAGCTTTATATCAGGATAAGTTTTATCCCATTGCATCTTTGATGGTAGAGTCAGCAGAGTTATCTGATCTTTTTATCAAGCCTATGTTGCGTGGAGATAACAAACAAATCGATAGGCACGATATAGTTTCAGAAGCCGGTGATGTTTTGTGGAATCTTGCCATGTTATTACGTGACAGTGATATTGACTTTTCTGAAGTAGCAGAGTACAATCTATCTAAACTTCAGAGTCGTGCTGACCGAGGAGTAATTCAAGGATCTGGAGGTGATCGTTGAAAATAATACAGGGTAATTTTAATAAGGATAAATCAAAGTCTTTGAATGAAAAGATTATTGATGGGATTACAAAGCTTGAAGATTCTTCTGATGAAGAAACTTTAAGGTATCCGTTTATTCTTATTGTTGATACAGGTGAAGACTTAAAAGTAGTATCTGATATAGAAATGGAAAAGTTTAATTTACTATTAGATCTTGTAAAGATGACAATCCTTTCAGGAGATTATGAGTAATGAATGATGAAGCATTCAATGTTGAGGATGTTCTTTGTAGGGCTTTTGTTTTAGGGCTAGGTACTGACCTACCTTCATCAGAAGCAGTGCAGAATATGCTTAGTTGGATTAGTCTTATGTCGAAAAAGGAGGAAGTTAGTTTGACTGAAGATTATGTTTATAGTTGTGTACCCCGTTATATTACCTTTTTGTTTAACAAATCTTAGGAGATTTTATTATGGCACTTGTTGAAGGCGTAGCAATGTGGGCTTCTATTACCACACCTAACACTACCTTTACCCCCGCGTACCAAGTTAATCTTGTTGTTGCGGATGATGTTGCAAATGACTTTAGGTCACGAGGCTTTACTGTTAAAGACATGGAAGAAGGGCCAGCGATTATGCTCAAGCGCAAGGTTGATGGGCCTAATGGCATGGTTCGTTCAGCACCTAAACTGCTAGATAAAAATAAAAATCCTATGAATGTCGCAGTTGGTAATGGCTCAAAGGTTAAGGTGCAGTACAAAGAGTGGGAGTCTACTTGGAACGGTACTGTATATAAAGGACTTGACTTACAGGCTGTCCAAGTAATTGACTTGATAGAATATGCCAGCCCTGATGGTTCTGAGTTTGACGTTGAAGACGATGAAGGAGATGAACTTTAATGTACAGGTATACTTATGAAGATAAAGTTTATGATGTGGAAAAGCTATCCCTTGAGGGGGTAGCTTGTTTTAAGTTACTGGCTGATGTTCAAGAGCGGATCGATAAGTTTGCAGATGAAGTAACAATTGCTCAAGCATCTGCTGTTGCTCTACATCAAAAAATGCAAGAGTATTTAGAAGACTCTGCAATTGTTGAGGGCGCTAAAACGGAGGAGTAAACATGGGCGACTTTGTGGCCTATCAAAAACCTTGTCCAAGTTGTGGAGGCAGTGATCCTGTCTCCGTAAACGAGAACGGTTCTGCAAAGTGTTTTAGTTGCGGAACTTTTTTTAAAGACTACGCATCTGCAATAGGAGGAAACGTGGCAGACTTCAATAGCTTTAAAAGATCTAATGACAACACACCCTTTAATGGAAATACTAATGTGTATCATGCGCTGACAGATAGAGGTATTACCCTTGAGACTGCAAAAAAATATGGCGTTCGATCAGCCAAAGATGAAGGGGGTAACATTAGTGAACATCATTACCCCGCCTATATTAACAATGAAGAAGTCGCTACAAAAATCCGTAGAGCAAATAAAACATTTACTTGGTCAGGCTCACCCAAAGGAACTGGGCTTTTTGGTCAGCAGATTGCACAGACAGGTGGTAAATACATTACGATCACTGAGGGTGAATGTGATGCGATGGCGGCATACGAACTTCTGGGGAGTAAATGGCCGGTTGTATCTGTTAAGAATGGAGCACAAGGCGCGGCAAGGGATGTTCAAGAAAATCTTGAGTTCCTTGAATCGTTTGATACGGTTGTTATTTCTTTCGACAACGACGGCCCCGGAAGAGAAGCCGCAAAGAAAGTGGCACGAATTATAAAACCCGGCAAGGCCAAGATACTTAACCTACCTACTGAGTTTAAAGACCCTAATGAAATGCTCAAGCTGGGTCATCATAAAGCTTATGTTACTTCATGGTGGGCTTCAAAACTTTACACACCCTCTGGTATTCTAAACGTCAGTGAAGAGCGTGAGAACTATAAGAAGCGTGAGCGTAAAGAGTCTATCCCTTATCCTTGGAGTGGCCTTAATGCAAAGCTAGATGGCTTACGACAAGGAGAGCTAATCACACTGACAGGCGGCACAGGCTTAGGTAAGTCTAGTGTTACTCGTGAGCTTGAACACTGGCTCATCACCAACACCAACGACAAGGTAGGTGTCATAGCTCTTGAAGAAGATTGGCGTCGGACTGTAGATGGTATTCTTTCTATTGAGGCTAACGCCAAACTACACATCGATAGTGTTCGTGCTGAGTTTAGTGAAGAAGAAATAGATAATTTCTTTAATGTTTTATACGACGGTGAAAATAAGAACCGTGTCTTTGTTCATGCCCACCTTGGAATGAATGATGTTGATAGTCTATTTTCTAAACTACGCTTCATGGCTATGGGCCTTGAATGTAAGTGGATAGTTTTTGATCACCTACATATGCTTCTCTCTATGACAACTGATGGCGATGAGCGCCGTAACATTGATGCGATTATGCACAACTTCAGAACTCTAGTAGAAGAGACAGGCGTAGGTTTAATTCTTGTATCGCACCTCAGAAGGGTTGATGGTAATCGTGGTCACGAAAATGGTATTGAGACAGGACTCAATCACCTACGCGGCTCTCAAAGTATTGCTCAGTTATCTGACTGCGTGATTTCTCTTGAACGTAATCAGCAAGCAGAAGATCCCGTAGAAGCCAGTACAACAAAGGTACGTGTTCTTAAATCACGGTACACAGGTGATGTAGGTCTTGCCACCCAGTTGTTTTATGACAAGGACAGTGGTAGGCTCAGTGAAGTAGCTATAGAAATAGAAGAACAGGATGAGCTTGAATTATGAAGAACATAGTATTCGACATTGAAGCAGACAGCTTAGAGCCTACAAAGATTTGGTGTATTGCCGCAGTTGATCCTGACTCTGGTGAAACCAAAACCTTTGGGCCTACTGAGATTGTCAATGGCCTTGCATTTCTTACGACTGCTGAGAAGCTGATAGGCCATAACATTATTGGTTATGATCTTCCAGCCATAAAGAAGATACATAACATAGACCTAACAGAAGGGCGAGCAATTGTTGATACCCTTGTCTTGTCCCGCTTGTTTAATCCTACACGAGAGGGCGGTCACAGCCTTGAGTCTTGGGGCTATCGTATTGGTCTACATAAAATAGACCATACAGAATTTGGTGAGTACACCCCTGAGATGTTGAACTACTGCCGCAATGATGCGGTGCTAAATGCTAAAATGTTTAACAATCTTAAAACAGAATCTCGTGGCTTCAGTCGCCAATCAGTTGTATTAGAACACGAGACATTAAAAATTATTGCAGACCAAAGAGAGCGTGGCTTTTTACTTGATGTTAAATCTGCAAGCTTACTTGAGGCTGGATTAACTGATCGACTTAAAGAAGTAGAGCGTGAGGTTCAAAAGACTTTCAGACCTAAGCAACTCAAAACTGTTTTACTTCCTTTCTTTACAAAGACAGGTGCGCTTTCTAAAATGGGCCAGATAGAAGGCTCAACAAAGAAGAGCAGACTAACGCAAGAAGAGTATGAGGATGTTGCTACTAAGCGCAAAGCTATTCGCATTGAGGAAGTTCCCTTTAACTTGGGGTCACGTAAACAGATTGGTGAGTATCTAATTGACTTTGGCTGGAAGCCTAAGAAGTTCACACCCACTGGTCAGCCTATCGTCGATGAATCAACACTCAGTAAAATTAAAAATATACCTGAAGCTACCCTGATTGCTGAATACCTTCTCCTTCAGAAACGTATAGCACAGGTAGCCTCATGGCTAAAAGCAACCCATGAAGATGAGCGTGTACGCGGCTTTGTAAATCCTAATGGTACTATCACAGGCCGCATGACACACAACAGCCCTAATATGGCACAGGTTCCTAGTGTAGTAGCACCTTATGGTAAGGAGTGTCGAGCTTGTTGGACTGTAGCAGAGGGCTACAAGTTAATAGGTATTGATGCTAGTGGTCTTGAGTTACGGATGCTTGCACACTATATGAAAGATGAGGACTTCAAAAATGAAATACTCCACGGAGACATACACTCAGCTAACCAAAGACTTGCAGGGCTTGAATCGAGAAATCAAGCAAAGACATTTATCTATGCCCTCTTATACGGAGCAGGAGATGAAAAGCTTGGCAGTGTGGTTGGGGGAAACAGACGCGATGGTACGAAACTTAGAAAGCATTTCTTCGATAATCTCCCTGCATTTAAACATCTTAAAGACGCAGTTGGACGAGCGGCTTCAAAAGGATTCTTAAAGGGATTGGATGGTCGCAAGCTTTATGTTCGCTCTGAACACGCCGCACTGAATACGTTACTACAAAGTGCAGGTGCTATCGTAATGAAACACGCTATGATAAACTTACACCGTGATATAAAACTTAATACTCTTGATGCACACTTTGTTTGCAATGTCCATGACGAATGGCAAATAGAAGTCTTAGAAAAACAAGCTGACTTTGTGGGTCAGTTAGGTGTAGACGCTATTCGTAGAACGGGAGAAGAGCTTGAGCTTTTCTGTGAGCTTGATGGTGAGTATAAGATAGGAGACAACTGGAGTGAAACACACTAAGAAATTTACTTTATGGGGAAATATGTACGCCTGTGATGGTGTTTTTGTACCCAATAAAATTGCATCAGGAAGCTTTGAACATTGCTCTGAAGTAGAAGAAAGTGACCAGTGGATAGAGTATGATGGTACATATATGACTATGTATGATTCTGAAACGGATGAAGAATATGATGAAGAAGATCCAGAGTTTGTTGATGCTGTGCCTAACACCTTCATGCAAGAAATGTTTGATGCTTACGATTATGGCCCTGAGTCATATAGAATAATAAATGGTAAACCGTGTGTCTATTGGACTGAAGGCATGTGGATTTCTAAAGAGGGGGTAGAATTAGATGAAGACCGTGATTCACGAACCAAACAGGATCGGTGATTTAGCAGAACACTATGCCATTACATGGTTGTGGGATAAGGGTTATCATGTATTTAAAAACTGTGGCTGTACAGGGCCAGTAGATATTGTCGCTCTAAACCCAGAGGGTGAGGTCACTTTGATAGATGTTAAGTCTTATAAAGACGGCAGGCTATCTGCCAAGACCCCACTTCAAAAAGAACTTGGTGTGCAATATCTGCACTACAACTCAAGGACACGTAAGTGTCGATTCGTAAGGCATAGAAAATGAAACTTGACACATTAGTTGACGATATATATGGACAGCTTTCAGCCTTATCAGAAGGCCGTGAATTTAATTTATCAGAAGAAGATCTAGACTTTACTCTAGCCCGTATGAAAGATTCTATCTTAGCTTGGGCTAGACCATCTAAAAGAAACTCAGGGTTTACTCTGCGGATGTCTAATGTAGGACGCCCTGCTAGACAGCTATGGTATCAGCAGAATATGCCCGCTGAACTTTCAGAGCCAATGCCCTCCACGCAAATCAAGTTCTTGTACGGACATATCCTAGAAGAAATTCTTCTTATGCTTGTCAGGGCCGCAGGCCATAAAGTTACTGACGAGCAGAAGGAAGTCGATGTTCGTGGCGTCAAAGGACACATTGATTGTAAGATAGACGGTGAGGTAGTAGATGTTAAGACTGCTTCTAAATTCTCATTTAATAAGTTTTATCAGGGGCGTTTACCTGAAGATGATCCCTTTGGCTATATGTCTCAGCTTGCTGGCTATGAGGAGGCTGAGAAGTCTTCTGAAGGCGGCTTTCTTGTAATCAACAAAGAGAGCGGTGAGTTGTGTTTGTATCGCCCAGAGGAGCTTGACAAGCCTAGTATCAACTCTCAGATACAGGGTATAAAGAAAGCCTTAAAGCTGGCGACCCCTCCCTCTCGTTGCTATGAGTCAGTACCTGATGGAAAGAAAGGCAATATGAAGTTGAACCGCAACTGTAATTACTGTGCCTATAAGTTTGAATGCTATAAAGATTCTAACAGCGGGGAAGGATTAAGAACATTTAAGTATGCCAATGGGCCTGCTTACTTTACTCATGTTGAGATTGCCCCTCGTGTAGAGGAAATAACATGAACCAAAAAACCATGAAAAAAATAAACCGTCAGGTGGAGGTTATTTCTGTTCAATGGTTACATAGTATTATGCCTGAAGAAGAAGCAGATAAAATCAACTCAAAAAATTATAAGCAATATCTTAATCAGACTTCACACTACTTTAATAATAAACAATTCCTTGCTTCTTCTTTTACTGAAAAGTGGACAAGAAATAAACTCAAAAATTTATATAATAAAAATCCCTCTCGCCCCATTGACAGCTATACTGTTGATGATTTAAAATGATGGGGCTGACAGTAGAGGCGTTAATTTTTTTCTGCGCCAAACAACTGGCAGACGAAGAAACAATAGACGAAGATCTCTTGTTTGAGCTATATGCTATATTAAAAATTTACTTTGAAGGGACACCTACAATACATTGAAACCAAAAATAAAAAAAGGTTATAGGAAAGCTCGTGTGAAACGGCCTGTCGATAAGGCACCCGTTCGTGGCTATGATTCTAATTGGGAGTATGAGCTACACTCAGGCATATTAAACGATTGGAAAATACACACGGAGCAAACAGCCTATATTGTTGAGCATACTTATCATCCAGATTTCATTCGTGAAATAGATGGTAAGAAAATATATCTTGAAGCAAAGGGGCGCTTCTGGGATCATCAAGAATATAATAAATATGTATGGATTGCTAAAGCTCTTCCAGAAGATATTGAGTTAGTATTTTTATTTGCAGATCCTAATGCTCCCATGCCTCAAGCCAAACGCAGGAAGGATGGTACAAGACGAAACCATTCTGAGTGGGCATCTTCAAAAGGATTCCGTTGGTACTCTGAAGATAGTATCCCGGCTTCTTGGATTGATGCCTCAAAGAGGGAGAGTCTTGGTGATAATAAATGATCGGAAGCGTGAACGCTTAGAGAAGTTTAGTCGCCACAAAAGAAAAAAGAGCGAAGATAAAAACGAAGCAAAACTAAAGCCCATAAAGAAAAGAAACAAATACAAATTAAATATTAATGACTTACATGATGTGCAAGAACTACAATGAAATCACCCTGTACAAAAGTATGTACACTTAGAGATGGAGTGTGCATTGGATGTGGCAGAAATCTAAACGAAATAGCAAACTGGTCAAAATATACCAGTGAAGAAAGGAGTAATATACTTGGACGCCTATCAAGAATACATACACAAAAGCCGTTACGCTCGTTACCTACCAAGTGAAGAGCGTCGAGAAACATGGAAAGAAACAGTAACTCGTTACATTAGATATTGGGGTGACAAGCTTAATGATGATGAGCGTGTAGAATTATTTCAAGCTATTCACGATCTTGAAGTTATGCCATCTATGAGAGCTTTGATGACCGCTGGTGAAGCTTTAGATCGTGATCATATGGCAGGGTTTAATTGTAGTTATATTGCTATTGATAGCCCCCGTTGCTTTGATGAAATGATGTATGTACTTATGTGTGGTACGGGTGTTGGTTACAGTGTAGAAGAACAATATGTTTCTAAACTTCCAGAAATTGCAGAGGATTTTCATGCCACAGATACAGTCATACACGTACCGGATTCAAAAGTTGGATGGGCGAAATCGTTTAGGGAGTTGGTATCTTTGTTATATTCAGGTCAAGTACCAGAATGGGATACATCTAGAGTTCGACCTGCGGGTGCCTCGCTTAAAACTTTTGGAGGTAGAGCGAGTGGCCCAGAACCTCTTATCGACCTCTTCAAATTTACAGTTAGATTATTTAGAGGCGCGGCTGGACGAAAGCTTACACCCCTTGAATGCCACGATCTTTGCTGTAAGATCGCTCAAATCGTTGTCGTTGGAGGAGTTAGACGATCAGCCTTAATTAGTTTATCAGATCTTTCTGATGATGCCTTACGAAAAGCTAAACACGGGGAGTGGTTTAATACTGAGGCACAGCGTGGCCTTGCAAATAACAGCGCCTGTTATAATAGCAAGCCTAAGTTTGAATTATTTTTAGATGAATGGAGGAGTCTTTATGAATCAAAAAGTGGAGAACGA